AATGATGAAGCAGTTGATGTAACAACTAAAGACAGCTCTGGGGTTCGTGAACTCTTAGCAAATGGTGGAATACAAACGTGTTCTGTCTCTGGTTCTGGTGTATTTACAGACGCGGCTTCAGAAACAACGCTTAAAAATGCTTTTGGCGGTGCAAACTTTGCAAACTTTGAAATTGTTATACCTGATTTTGGTACATACAAAGGCAAATTCATGGTTGCATCACTAGAATATACTGGCGAACATAATGGCGAAGCTACATATTCAGTATCACTTGAAAATAGTGGTGCATTCGCCTTTACAGCCGCTTAAAGGAGAATAACACATGGCTTGGGAAACACTTACTATTAATGCAGATGGTAAAGACTATACTTGCCATGTCCAAGGCTCGACCTTCTCTATACCTTGCTCCTCAAGCCTTGAAGTTGGAAACACCTTCAAGGTGGGTGCGGTAGTTTGGGAAGTTACAGAAGCTATAGATGTAGCACAAAGAAACGAAATACTTTTAATAAACGCGAAAGAGGTCAAGAATGACAAATCCAAAAAAGGGCGAAATGAAGATAAGTCTGGGGGAAAAGACGTGGAACTCCAGAGTAACGATGGACGGACTAGCAAAAATTGAAGATGCTTGTTCATGCGGAATATTGAAAGTTTTGCAAAAACTATCTGATGGCGACCTTACTACAAGTCAAATGTGCAATATTTTATTGCCAATTATTAGGGCTGGTGGAAATGATGTTAATATCAAAGACATACAAAATTCTGTATGGGAAGGTGGATTAGCTGAAGCTATGAAGGCAGTAGGAGAAGTTTTATCAGTCTCATTAGGTGGTGGGCAAGATGAGGGAAACTCAAAAGAGGCGACAGTGTAGTATCAAACGAATTTCCTTGGCACGATTACATGAAAATCGCACTAGGGAAAATGCAAATGAGACCAAAAGATTTCTGGGACATGAGCATGATAGAGTTTAACGCCGCACTAAATGGATTTGCTGATTTTCATTCTGGAGGAACATCGCCGCCTCTTGGAAAGTCAGAGTTAGACGACATGATGGAAAGGTATCCTGACTAATGGCAACTGTTGACACACTCTTAGTCCGAATTGAAGCGGATATGTCTGACCTTAGACGTGGTTTAAAAAGAGTTGAGCATGATGTTCAGCGAACTACAAATAAAGCAAGTGCATCATTTAAGAAATTAGGTGGTGCTTTTAAATTGATCGCGGCGGCTGTAGTTGTAAGGCAAGCTGTTGTAGCTGGTAAAGCTATGATCAATCTTTCTTCAGATATTGAGGAAATGCAAGGCAAGTCTAAAGTTGTATTTGGTAAATTCAGAAATGGAGTTGTAAGAGAGCTTACAGCTTTTGGTGATGCTGTTGGTCGTTCTAGTTTTGAGCTTGAAGGCATGGCTTCAACTGTTCAAGACACCTTTGTTCCGATGGGATTTGCACGCGGTGAAGCGGCAAAGCTATCAGTAGAGCTTACTAAATTAGCGGTAGATACAGCATCTTTCAACAACGCATCTGATACTGAAACAATGAACGCTTTTCAAAGCGCATTAGTTGGAAACCATGAAACAGTTCGTAGATTTGGTGTTGTGATTACAGAGGCTACATTAAATCAAGAATTGCTTAATATGGGCATAAAAGATGGTGCTAAAGCCGCAACAAATGCTCAAAAAGTACAAGCTAGATTAAACCTTATTACAAATGGCGTTACAGATGCACATGGTGACGCGGCTCGTACTGCTGGTAGCTTTGCGAATCAAACAAAAGCATTATTTGCCGCACTTACAGAACTAGCCGCTGGAATTATGGAAAATGTATTACCAGCCGCAACTAAAATTGTGTTTGCTCTAACTAAAAGCGCAGAAGCCGCAAAAGAATTTCTTACACAAATGGGTTTAATAAGTGAAGCACCAGAATTAAAAGCTAAACGTAAAATAAAAGAATTAGATGAACTTGAGTTAACATTGAAAAATGCAAAAAATGAACTCTTGTCAATGGGTTCAGCAATACAAAACGCCCCTCAATTTGAACAGAGCATGGGTTCTACATATATTGGTGCGGCTAATGTAGGCAATCCAGATGCTTTAAGAAATAGGCACTTAGCTGATCAAGCAAAGTTAGTTGAGAAAGTAAGAGAAGAACGCGACAAACTACTTATTACCATGAAGCATGATGCAGAAATGCAATTTATTCCGTTAGCAAAAGACGAAAAATCTAGTGACCCTGATGCCCCAGCTCGCGCTAAACAAAGAATAGAAGCCGCCGCATTATTAAAATTAACAAAAGAACAATCAGAGGCAGAACTTCACCTCCACACGGCAAAAATGGGTAGAAATAGTGAAGAAATTAAAATGGAACGTGGTGCTATAATACACGCTAAATTAAGAGAACGATTTACCTTAATGGCACCAAAAAATTTAGCTGAATTAACTATGGCGACTTTAAATGCTGAAATAGCACAAGAAAACTACAATGAAGCACTAGATGCTCAAAACAGAGGTATAGAAAGTGGAGTTGCATTTGTAGACTCTATGGCTACTGAAAAAGAAAAATTGATAGAATTACAGCGTGATCTTACTGAAGCACATCATCATGGAGCAATAACTACTGATGAACTAAACGCGGCACACAAAAGGCTTGCTGAAGAATTATTACTACTTGACCCAATTTATGCAAATTTAGTTGATATGTCCAACCAAGCATTTGATAAAATGTCTAATGATTTAGCTGATATGGCTATGAGTGGTAAATTTAGTTTAGATACACTCAAAGATACATTCAAAAACACCATGAAAGAAATGGTTAGGGAAGCAATTAAAACATACATAATAAAGCAAATGTTATCATCTATGTTTGCTGGTATTGGTGGTGCTATAGGCGGTCCCGTTGGTGGCTTTATAGGAAAAATAGGCAATTCTGCTAGTGGTGGTAGTCTTAGCGCAGGGCAACCACAAATTGTTGGTGAGCGTGGTGCTGAATTAATTGTTCCTAAATCTGCATCTACAGTATTAAATCATCATAATACAAAAAATGCTATGAGTGGTGGGAATGGTACAGTTGTAAATCAAACAATAAATGTTGATGCTGGAGTTTCACAAACAGTACGCGCTGAAATGTTAAATTTATTACCTAGAATAAAACAAGATACACTAAATGCAGTCATAGATAGTAAAAATCGTGGCGGCTCATTCTCGAAAGCGTTTGCATAATGGCTACTTACACATATCCAATATCAATGCCAACTAATGTTGGTTTCGTTAGTTCTAATTGGAAGCTTGAGCGTCAAGTCGCTGTTACAGAAAGCCCATTTACAGGCCAGCAAAGTATATATGAATATTCCAAAGCATTATGGAAGGGTACATTTACCTTACCACCAATGAAAAGAAGTGATGCATCACAATGGCAATCTTTTTTTCTTAAACTTCATGGCAGAAAGGGTACTTTCTTAGCTGGAGACCCAGACGCCAAGTCAATACAAGGGGCAGCAAATGGAACTATTACTACAACAAGTGCTTTATCTATCGGTGATGATACCGTTCCTATATCAATTACAGCAAGCAATGGCACAGTTGCCTTCAAAGCTGGAGATTACATACAATTAGAAACTGGTGCTGATGCAAAGCTTTATATGGTAGTTAATGATGCAACAGTTTCATCTAATGCGACAACGCTAGATATTGAGCCATATATCAAAGATGGAGTGGCAAGTGGTGCTAATGTTGACTACACATCTGCTAATGCTGTATTCAGAATGGATATAAATGATATTTCATGGGATGCAGATCATGCAAGTAAGTATGGATTTACATTCAGTTGTACGGAAGACTTATAATGGCTAAATCACAGAACGCGGCAATGATTACAAAAGCACAATTAGTAAAAATGCTTGAGGAAGCGTCAGATAAAGGTGCAACAAAAGCATTATGTAGAATTGGTTTGCATGATGAAGATGCAGTGCATGATGTAAAACAATTAAGAAACTTATTAGATAATTGGCGTGATACGAAAAAAACTGTTGCCTCAACAATTGTAAAAGTAGTTACAGTCGCAATTTTAGGTTTTATTACGCTGGCTAGTTGGTCAGAATTTAAGGACAAATTATAAAATACCTAGTAGGGATTTATTATGAAATATGTTTATGGATTAGTTTTTTTAATATTATTAACAAATTTTGCATACGCAGAAGACGATGATACGATTAAGTCAGAAAGCACAGTAATTTCTAATGGAACTATGGACACTACTGTAAACAGTCCACCACCTTCAGCAATATCACCACAAATCAGCGCAAGTAATTCTGATTTATGCACTGTAGGCGTAGCAGGGGCAGTTCAAACACAAATACTTGGTATATCAGCTGGTCGAACAGTTAGAGATATGAATTGCGAAAAGCTAAAAAATGCCAAGGTCATGTATGATATGGGCATGAAAGTAGCCGCTGTGTCTGTGATGTGCCAAGACGAAAGAGTGTTTGACGCAATGATGAACGCTGGAACACCTTGCCCTAAAGATGGTCTAATAGGAGATAAGGCGCGTTTAGCTTGGGAAATGGAAGCTGTTGAAAAGGAAATAGAACGAGATCAAAATAATGTAATGAGAAATGTTTTTAATGAAAAATCAGAAACAAAAATTGGGCTGGGTATTATTTTTAGCACTCTGGCCTTCTTACTCGCAATGTGAGCCATATACTTACGGAACAAGCCCAAACGCCGCCAGTGCCGCTTTAAGCTGGTCTATGGGCAATATTTTGCCATCTGGAAGCGGTTTAGACATAAATGGCTTAATATATCGCTATAGAACTGTAAAAAACACTGAAGATGATATGAA